AGGAATTCATCGGCTCCGCCTCGACATTCGAGGCAGCGGTCAGCCTCTCTCGCGCGGGCGATCAGATTCAGCAGTGGCTGGACGGCAAGGTCGTCAACGTCTGACTCAGTCTAGGCGCGCGCCGGAGCACGCCTCCGACGCGGTCCCGGGCAGTCAGCCCAAGGAGATCCCATGACCATCGACGACATCCAGAAACGCCTCAAGAAGATCCGCGCGCACGTCGAAATCCGTCACGACGACGAGGTCGCACACCGCGATACCGACCACCTCTACCGCGACGTGCTGCACGCGATCGCTGCCGGCGCCGAGAACCCGGCGGCATTGGCGCAGCGTGCGCTCGAGGCAGAGGCGATCGAGTTTTCGCGCTGGTATGCTTAGCTCACGCCGCCCTGAGCGCCAGCGGCAGGCTGGACACGAGCCGCCTAGCCCCTGCGCCCAATGCGATCGCCGTCAGCGCGCCACCGAAGTCTGGCTCGTGGAACCGTGTCACGGCAACGCCGGCAGCCTCTCCTCGCTGAGCCAGTGAGTCGAGTGCCGCCTCGTCGGGCACGTGGAGCAAGACCAGATTGTTCGAGCTGGCATTCCACTCGCGCACGGACTCGGTGAAAGCGAGCCCAAACGCAAAAGCAACGTGGCATGCCTGCGTTGCCTGTGCGCCGGCTGGCAGATCGGACCGGATGACGATATACAGCTTTCCGTTGTCTTTCATGGGGCGCGCCCGGCACGAGTCGAACGTGCGGCCTCCAGGGTCATTACGCCTGGCGCTCTGGCCACTGAGCTACGGGCACCTGGTCGAGAAGGCGGCCGCCCGAAGACGGCACAACCTTCCCGGCGCGCGGGGCATGAGTCGAACATGCGACCTCCTCGGTCCGTTGCCGGCCGAGGCGCTCTGACACTGAGCTACCCGCGCAAATGCGAAAAACCCGCTGGGACGAATCCCGGCGGGTCTCTTTGGCTGACGAGGCCTCGAGGGCCTGACTGTCAATGTATGCTTCGCACGAAGGACAAGCTAACCGCTTTTCGTGCGCCTGGCAAGCAGAAAAAAAGCCTGGACCCCGAAGGATCCAGGCAAGGTCGCAACCGGGAGAAAGCGGCTGCTGGCTGAATCTATTGGCGCGCGGCGTAGGCTGGCGCAGGGAAGGCGCGGAGTTTCCGCACGACGCGCTCCCAGGACGCCGCCCGGCGTTCTGCGGATGGGTACGGACGGCAATTTTTGCCCGAACCGTACAGCGCAAACGCCCGCGCCATGTGCTCACGCTTGAGCCTCGGCGCTTTGCCCACGCACCGGCGCGCCGAATACGTCAGCACGACCGCCGCGGCTCGCACGCAATTGCGCGTCGATGTGAGGTCTACTCCGGTCAGCGCCATCCACTGCTGGTACGGCACGAGCCTCGAGCTCTGGACCTGTGCGAGGCAGGCGGACCGACCGCTATCGCCCATCTGCTCGCCGGCGTGGACCGAGCGGCGGAACCTGGACTCGCCGTAGGTGATGACGATGAGCGCGGACGCCAGCGCTTCCGGGCGCCACTTCCAGTCCGTGGCCTCGCGCACCTCTGCATCGATGGCTTGCGCGATCGTGGTGACGCGCGCCTCGTACTGGCGCGGCGTCTCGCGCATGTCCCACGGCGGCGGGAGGCTGAGAGCGATGGCGAGGAGGGCTTCGAGGAGGGTCATGGCTGGTGGTTATTCCCAGGTATCGGCTCGGGACTGATGCGAATGCATTCGACCTCGCGATTCCAACCGCGCACAGGGACGCCGTTGAGCTTGGCGCACGCCTCGAGAGCCTTGTTCTGCGACCGCTTGCGCGCGAGCCATTCCTGCTCAGTTTCGAGGGTAAGGTCGGGGTGTACTGGTCCCGCGTCTGGTTCGACGAAGCTCGCTGCAAACGCGAGCACCGCCATCAAGCCGACGAAAAGCCCGAGGCCCCAGATCAATGGGTGAAAGTCCTCGAAGAATTCTCTCACAGTCGCAACCGCTCCTGCGCCAGCATCGACACGGTGAAAAACGCCCCGACGAAAAACAGAATGCGCCCGATCTCGGCAACCTTCGCGTTGCCAGAAAAGCCGTACATCAGCGCGCCAACGACGGTGACGCACGGCGCGAGGAGGATGGTCAGCATTGTGGATTCCTTTCAGCGGTCCGGGCGTGAGCCCAGTTTTGATCGCGGTCTCGGCGGCGGTGCCGGCGGCGTTGTTGGCGCGTACGGGTCGAACTTCCTCAAGCGCTCATCGAGGCCATGGTCCAGCGGACGCTCCACAGTGGGCAGCCGGACGCGGTCCGTTGTCGGTACCGCCTGGAGGATCCGATGCACGCCTGTCGGTACGTCGTCCTCGAACTCGCGATCGTTGGGCTCGTCCAGCTTGTCGCGGCTACTCAGAATGAACCGCGCCATGCGGTAGTGATCGCGCGCGCGCGCCTCTTTCTCAGCGTCGAGCTTGCCGCCGAGTTTTTCCAGCGCTGTCTTGTGCTCTTCGCGCTCGCGCTCGCGCTCCGCGTCCGTGGCCTGGATCTTTGCCTTGAGATCAGACAGCTGCTCTTTGCGCTCTTTCTCCCGCAGCCAGAACAGAAACAGAATCACCGCAAGCGCAACGCTTAGCGCCCAAGGGAGAAACTGTTTCGGATCGCTCGGCGGCGTGACGGTGACAGGGACGCCTTGCGCAACAACAGCCCAGACCGGCATCACGGTCCGCCATTCTCACTCTCGAGATGCGGCTCGCGTCCTAGGAATTTATGACGGCCTTCCTCGAGCCATTCGACGATCTCGTCTCGCAGCGCGGCGTCGGTATTGCCCTTCGCGATCATATCTTGCAGCTCCATGAGGGCATTTTTGAGCCTATTGTTCGCCGCCTTGAAATCGCTCCTCGACAAGACCAGCTCGTCACTAAAACGCCTTAGCTCGTTGCCTACGTGGTCCGCGAACTTGCCTTCGATGACCTCGATCTCTTTGACGACCCGCTTGATGATCCGCTCCTCGAATGCGGCGAAGTATGCCGGCTCTTCGGGTTGCGCAGCAGCAGCCGGCACCGGCTCCGTCTCCGGCGATGACGGCTGCGTATGCGCCTCGTGCAGCTCGCCGAGGATGTCTTTGGTTTTGTCGTCGGTCACGACTGCGCCTCGCGTACGAGGTCGAGGTAGTGATCCCATGGAAAATGCTCGCCTGGGTCCCAATGCGAGCTCTTGCCATACGCGCGGTTAACGTCACGGTGCCCGCAGAAACCTGCGTCACCAGCGAGAATCGCCGCAGCGTCTAGCTTGATCGTCGGGACCGCGTAGGCAAGCGCGATGCGCGCAGCGTGCGCCGCTGAGATTCTCAGCATGTTTTCCGAGTACTCGTCAGCCCACTCGGCCGCACTCTGCCGCGCGCGTCCAGCGTGCTCGATCTGGTAACCATCCTTATTCGCTCCGGGAGCAGCGAACGCGATGTGCTCGGGGCGGACGCACCGCACGAGGCTATTCGCGTCGACGCAGGCATGCGCGCTCGCCATCGGCGGGTCGCCGCGATGACCAGCGAACCAAGCGGCGCAATTCTCAGCCGTGTCGATGCCCTCGGGACTTTCGATCGTGTGGACGATGATGAGGCGGACCGTCTTCCGGTTTGCCCACCGCCAGTTTTTCGCCTGGACGAATGGCCACTGCTCGCCGTTTGGCTTTCGTGGCGGCGCACTCCCGATAGCTGCGCGCGTCTGCGGGCCTACGATTCCGTCAGGAGTCAACCCGCGCTCGGCTTGAAATCGAATCGTGGCTTTCTCGGTAAGCCTGCCGAAATCTCCGTCGTCGGCGAGCGCGTAGCCGAATCGCGTTAGGCATCGCTGCCACGAGGCTACGTCCTCGCCGTTCATCCCGCGACGCAATGGTGAACGCCACTCCTCTACTGGTGGCGTCAGTATCGCGGAGAATGGGCGCGGCGTTAGTCCGTTACTCATCTTCACTCTTCGGCGGCTCAGTCCACGCAGGCATGCTCGGCGACGTATCCGACCGCGGCCGCGTCTCGCTGACCTTTGGCACAGGCGTCATGCTCCGCGCGATCGGCGTTTCGGTTGGCGTCACTCGATCGGCCTCGATCGCTTTCAGTGTCCCCGGCGGAGGCGTCACCGTGGGCCTATTGTCCGGCTTGTCCGCGGGCGGTCCCACCAGCGCCACGAAATGCGCGTACACTGACCGCGCCTCGGTGCCGAGACGCGATAGCTTGTCGAGGATGGCGCGTGCCTCGGCGAGTCCCTGATCGTTAGGCGCGAGCTGGCATGCCCTGTCAAACGCGATGCGCAGCGCGGTCACGTCTGGCAGCAGTTCCGCTGTCTCGTCCGCAAGGTCCCGGCTGCGTACCGCTAAGAGCCAGTCGATGACGAGGCGCTGGCCTGCGGGGCTCATCGGCAGTCTGGCGGACCTCGCCAGTAGCCGACGACGAGAGCCCACGCGCCACCGCCGAGCACGAGCCAATGCCGGCGCGTGAAACGGTATGCGACGGACAGGCGGTCGCGGAGGGAGGCGAGGGTTTCGCGTTCGCGGAGGAGGTTGATCATGGCGTGTTTTGCGCCTGAACTTTGAACTGCGTCTGCTCTGCAGCAGCGACCGTCGGCGTCGAAACCCATCGCACCTGGTGCGTTCCGGACTGCGTTATCGGGTAAAGCAGCTGGTAATAGTCTGCGTCCAGCTTCGTGATCGCCGGCGTCGTCGCGCTGGTGAATACCTCCGCGATGGCGCCTTCAGCCTGAACAGTAACGGTCTGCTCGGCAAGCACACTCGTGTCAGGCGCAGCCGCGCCCGCCGCGTCCTTGGGCGACCATCGCACCGTGAGACGCGCGATGTCTCCTACGTCGAGCTTGCTCATGTCTTTGCGCCGTGTTGAATTGCGGTCACGGTATCGGCTTCTATTGCCTTGGCGCGGGTCATGCCGCGCGAATGCAGTGTTACCTTGGCGCTTCCGGTCGAGAGAGCCACTGCTCGAGCAAGCGCGCCGGCACTCGCGTCGACGGTTACGGTTGCGCCGCTTGCCGGTTGCGCATTCGTCCTGCCGCTCGCCGCAGACGACGCCAGCGCAACGCCGGCGATGCCAAGCGCGGTCCGCGCAACGCCTCGCGTGGTCTGGAGACTCAGGACCGCGTCGACGTGGACACGGTGCCTCGTGTAGTCAGCGAAGGCGTCTGAGCTAAACAGCTCGAGCTCTAGCCCGGCGCTGTACCCGATCCGCCCGAACGTCTGCAGCGCTGCGAGGTCGGTCGAGAAACTCTGCGTCGTCAGGTCAACGAGGCTCATGGCGCCTGCTGAGTCACGACGCTATCGGTGGGATCTCCGGTTAGTGTGATGTCGACGATCCGGTCGCCGCCTGGACCAGCCACGAGCGTGCGCAAATTCTCTGTGACCTTCGTCGCGGTGACTGGGTTTGACGGGTCGTAACCGAGTGCCACGGCGAGCCTGCGCAGCGCCGTGATTGCGTCCAATGTCGAGTTACCGCCGAGCTGATGCGTCCACACGGAGGCGGGGCTCACCAGCGCCGTTTCGTCCACCGTTACTGCGCCGGTGGACTGGTCGTCAGTGGGCGGCCCAATTCCCTTGACGATAAACGCGCCGCCGCTGACGGTGTTCTCGAGGATGAGCCTTCCTGGATTCAAATCTACGCTCACCTCGTCCGCGCCGCTCTTGTTGCGCATCGTCATCGCGCCCTGGTAGTAACGCAGGATTGCCGGTTGCCCGACTCCACCGAAATCCAGGACAGGCGTTCCAACTCCTGCAATGGCGTCGTAACATCCGACCATTGTGAACCCGGCGCCGCCAGTGGTTAGCGTGATCGTCCCCTTGATCCCGCACTGCAAAAAGTCGCCCTCTACCATCTGCATGTCGCCAACGTTGCACGCAAACACGCGAATCGGACCATCGAACGTGCCATCGAGCGTCATGCTGTGGAACTCGCATCCTACGACTGATGCGGCACTGGCGACCGTGAGACTCGTGGAAGCAGGTGACTGCCCGCGGAAGTGAAAGCCGTCGTAGTCGAGCCCGCTGTCCAGCGTGATGTTCTGACCGATCACGTAGATCGCGTTGAACCCTCGCTCGCTCGCGATGACCAGTGCGTCGACGAAATTGTCTACAGGGCGCCGCGTGGTACCGGAAGGGAACGCCGTACCAGGCAGCGCGAGCCCGGTGATGTTGTTCACGTCGACTAGCACACCCGGGCCGCTCGCCTGGCTGAAACTCGAGTATTGTAGCTCAGGCGAATTGATTAGACCCGCGCTGTTCTGCACGGCGAGCGAGACCTGGTTGTTGAGCTTGACGTCGAGAATGTTGTGATTCGCGCCCACTGCGCGCACGCTGTACTGACCGTCCTCGAACTCGACCTTGTATGGTGGCAGAATCTCGATGAGACGCGCATATGTGAAACCTGACAGAGTTTTCTCTGTGACGTGATCGTAAGTATCTGGCCATGGAATACCGTCAACACCCGCTTGAGTGTCCGATAGTTCAGCCTTAAGCAAGTTGAGGTCGAGCTCGCGAATCTCCGGCGAGGCTTGAACGATCGGCATGTCCGCGCGCGGAATGAAGATGACCGGTGGGCTCGCTGCCCATGTGATGGTGATAGCCATGGCTCATCCGTCCGGCGTGAGCTGCACGGTAAGTGCCGCCCCGGCTTCGCTGTCGATTGTACCCGTCACGGGTTGCGCCTTGTAGGCCGTCGTCGAGGTCCCCTTGCGCACGCGCCCCACGAAATTCTGATCCGAAGACCAGGAGCGGGTATCGTTAATCTGTCCGCTTGCATTCGTCAGCCCGTCGAGAATCACGAGTGCGGCCTTGATCGTGCCGGTCGCGGGTGAGGCTGGTGATCCGCTAACCGCGTATGTGTAGGTTCCGGCGCCCGTCACCGTGATCGTCTGGATGCCGTTGTACTCCGGTTGCTCGGCGCCACGAATGCGGACCTTGTTGCCAGTCGCGTAACCGTGACTCGTGTGCGCCACCGTGGCCGTTCCGCCCGTGCTCGTGATCGTTACGGTCGCGCCGCCGTCGAAACCCGAGCCATCGTCCGCCAGCGCGAGTACGTAGGCGCCCTGTACTACGCTGCTCGTGAGACCGTCGCGCACCGTGACCGTCAGCGTTACTGGATTCTGCACGAGCACGACGTCAGCGCCGTCTGATTTGTAGCTGACGTTTCCTGACGTGCCTACCAGGTTGATCGTAACCGTGCCGGTCGTGCGCTTGACGTGAAATGTGCTGTCGTTCTCGCCGTTACTGGCATTGAAGCCCGAGAACGTCATGTTCCGAAGCGTCATCTCGAGCGGGCTTGTCGTCCCGAATTCGATCGCGTGGTGCGCGTTGGTGCCTTTCGCAACCGACGTGCCGTGTAGCAGCGTATCGGGATCCGTGTTGACGTCCCACAGCAGTGCGCTTGCATCTGCCGCAACTGTCGAGCCGGTGACCGAATTATTGACGAAGAGGGCGCCGTTGACGGCGACCTGCCCCGAGCCCGAGATCACGCCGCCAGCAAACTCTTGGCCGGCTAGAAACTTAACGCCGCCCGACGCGCCTACGAATGCGTAGCCGTAGACGAAAACGTCGGTGACGTCGGCGTCGGTCGCGGCGTCGAAATCCCAGCCCACGCCGGACGCGGCGATGATGGATCCGCCGTCGGTCCCGGTCGTGTTGATGCCCGTGCCGACTTTCGTCCCGAGCTTGAACGTTGTCGTGCCGGTGCCGTTGTCGGTGATGACGACTCGGTAGCGGGTGCTAGCAAGGTCTCGTTTCTCGAAGACGACGGTGACGTTTTTGTCCTCGAACCATGACGAGCCGCTAGCCTGATCGCCGAAGCGCAGCGTGCCCTGGACGCCGAACAGACCCTCGCCGAGCTCGCGTATTACGCCGTGAGCCTTGACCGTAGCGCTCGAGCGATCCTCGATGGCGATCTGGCGGAACGTTGCGACGTCGCCCGATGTCCCTCCAGAGAGGGTGAGTCCCGAGGTGCTGATCGTGTTGGCGACGCCGGTGCGGATGATGTCGACCCAGATATTGACCGCGCCACCAACTGCTTTGACCAGGGTCTTGAACCCGGCCCCGACCTGCGTGATCGCGTCTAGGTTGCCCTCGAGCGTCGCGCGTGACCCGGCGAGCACCGTCGCACCGTGCGGCCATGACGCGAGCTGATCCGTGTCAGTGACGAAGCACATGTAGCCGGTTCGGGTGCCGGCCTCTCCTGAGTCGCTGCGAAACGGGGCGACGTCCGAACCGCCTACGTGATAGCCGACGCGGTTCGTGCCGTCGCCGATCATCAGCATTAGACCCCCATTAGCTCGGGTGTCGAGCACGCCCGTCGTGAGCGCCCACACATAGATGAGGTGTGGACCAGTGCCGCGCGACGTGCCGGTAAAGAAAACGAACGTGGTCGCGTTGGACGCGGTCGACGCGATGTGCCCGTCGGCCTCGACCGGTGCCGGGTCCGCCGTGCCGAGAGCGACGGATGTGCTGCCTCCGGCGGCTGCCCAACCTGTCGTCGAGTCGCCCTGGTCGAAAGCAGTTCTGTCGTCGGTGACCGTTACAGCCACGGGCCGCTGCTTCCCTTACACAACCGATCGTACAGCACAATCGCGATGCTTTGGTGGGCCCACAGCATTCCGCCGTTCGCTACAGTCTCGATCCGGACAGACTGATCTTCCGGGAGTCCGTACGCAGTGAGCGCGCTCAAACTCGTTCGCCCGCACACGTAAAGTGCCGACTCAGGATGCTGAAAGCTTCGTAGAGGCGCTGCGCCCTTCTCGTCGACGAACACGATAGGGACGCCCTTGCTTCGGCGGTCCACAATCAATTCGCCTAGGTCGTGGTGCTCGATGACGTTCGCGCGGATTCCGCTCACCGGTGCCATGTGGAAAACGTCCACGCCAAAATCTCGCAGCGGGTACTCAAAAAGCTCAGCTTCCTTGATCGGGCTATTCCACCCCAACTCCCAGGAGCCCGCGACCTCAACCGTCATGCGTCCGATGTCCGTACGACCGCCGCAGAAAACCCAGTCGCACCAAAAACAGCGCTTCCTTTGAAGGTCTTGATCGGTGAGGCGCCTCCGCGCCGTAGCGTGATGACGACCGAGTTAGACCCAGTCTGCACCGCCGTGTACGATTCTGGCACGCCAGTCGTTGCCCACGCGCGATCGATCAGCGCGCGGAAAACGTCGTTGCCGATTGCTGCCGCGCTTGGAGCCGTACCAACGAGTGTAAACACTGAGCCGGTCCACGAGCTGTATTCGACGAGGTCGAACTCGTTGTCTGAATCGCGCTCAATGCGCAGGAATCCAGACGCGGGCGTGTTGGCTGGGATCGAGCCGACGTCCACGGTTGCCGTGACGCCCGCGACAAGCGCGACGTCCAGCGTCATCTCGTTGAAGTCCTGCTCCGGGAAGCCGTTGACGTCGAGCGTTGCGCCGTCCCACGGGTAGACCGCGATATAATCTCCAGCGGAGCCGCCCGTGACCTGTCCCTGCTGATTGTTCGGCGGGCTCTGCACCACGTCGAGCAGGTTGCGCAGGCGGTCGCTCGCGCCAGCGTCGCTCGGGTCAAGCGCTACGCCGAAGTTTGTCTGATAGTCCGCGCCGGTGAACACGCCGACGAACTGGTTGTTGATTACGCGGCTAGATATTGCACCGTCGATAGCTGCCGAAGCGTTGCTGGTCTCGCCGTAAATCAGCTGATTATCGACCGGGTCGGTGCCGATGAGCGACTGGTAGTAGAGGTTTCCTGTCGTGCCGTCGTCGTCAAGCGCGAGGAGCAAACCGCGTCCCGCGTTGGCGTTGCTCGTCACCGCGTCAACGTCTGCAGTCGCGCCGCTCGTGACGCCTGTCATCGTGTCTGTGCCAACCGGTACGGTCGAGCCATCCATCGCGAACAGCAGGCGCCCAGTCGTGCCGTTGTCGTCCAGGTAAACGATGCGCCCGCGCGCGCCCGAGCCCGTGAAGTTCACTACCTCGCCGACCACGAATGGGCCGCTTGCCTCGCCGCTGTACGTGACGTCCGTGCCCCACGCGATTATTTCGTTTTCGGCAAACGGCCCGCCGGTCTCGGCGTCATACGCAAAGTTTCTCGTAACGCCAGTGACGAGCTGCGCGTTGCGCCCGTACAGCGTTTCGCTCGTGCCCTCGCGCTGGATGTACTTCCACCGCTCGTAGGCCTGCGCCTTCGTCGCCGAGCCAAGGTCGAACTCGAGCGAGAACGGTGTGGCACCGTTGCCGTTGTTGAAGTCGATGAGCTGATAGCCCTCGACGATCGAGATCGTGTTGTACGGGGCGCCAGCTACGGTGCCGACCGCCGTCGTGTTGTTGCCGTCCGGGCTCGAGAAGAGGGCGAGCGCCGTCGTCGCAGTGCCGAGCGTCGTCGAGCCCGAGAAGTATGCGTCACCGTAGCGGAGCAGTTTGCCAGAGACACGCTTGCCGTCGATGTCGACGCCATTGCTGCGCGTCTTGACCATGATGCGGACGCGGCCCGCGATGCTGTCCGGGTTGTACGAGTTGGACCAGTAGTCCGTGATGATCGAATCGTTTTGGATCAGAACTGGTGCCGTGCCGCCGTCCGAGTCCGTGATCTGCACGTCCCAGCCAGAGTACAGCGTGAGCCCTGCCGCTTGAGCAACCGAGCCGCCATACATGTGCTGCGCGACCTCGTCGGTGATCGCGACATCGCCGAGCAGTGTGATAATCTGATCCGTCGAACGGTCGGACGGCGTCGGGTCGATGATGCTGAGGAAGTCGTTGCCCGCAGGCGCGGCGTCGTCGTTCAGATCGCTTAGCAGACGGTGCAAGTGCAGCGGCGTGTACGCGCGAGGATGCACCCGCCCGTTGAGCACGCCGTCTCCCGCGATGTCACCGGTGAATGCGTCGTTGTCCTCCGGGAAAAGCAGCGTGTCTTTGAACGAAATCCAGCGCACAGACAGCTCACCGGCGGCGCCCGTGTCGGCCTCGACCGTGATGACCTCGCAGGTCTGGCCGTCGTCGAACGTGAGAATTTCGCCAGGGACGACGTTGCTCGTCTGGGCGTCGAAAAAGAAGCTGTGAGTCGTGCCGATCGCGGGACCCGTCCACGTGATTGCTCCGCTCTGCGCCACGGCGAGGTCCGCGCGCGCGTACGCGGGATAAAGCATTGCCTCCGAGTCGCCGTTGGGCGCTGGCCCGTTCGTGTCTGCCGTGGTCGAGCCCTGCGTCAGCACCTGATCGTTCGTCGGGATGACGCCGGACACGAGCGCGCAGAGCAGTTTGCCGGTCGTGCCGAAGTCGACCACGGTCACGATGAAACCGACGCCGCCTGACCACGTTAGGTCTGCGCCCTCGGCGACGAACGGGCCACTGGCCTCGTTGTCGTATACTGCGACAAAATAGGTTGTTTCTTGGGCCATTAGAGATCAGCTTGCGGCGCGTGGCCGCGGTTATTTGCAGGCGCGAGCCGCTTCACAGCTCGCTGAATTAGCAGTGCACGCATTGTCCAGTGCCTCGCCGAGCTCTCGCAGGCTTTCCTCAGATCGCTTGCATCGCGCCACGCAGTCGTCGCCGCCCTCTCGGCACTGGCGCGCGGTAAGGTTGGCGCACGCCGCTTCGCAAGAGCCTGTACCTTCTTCGGGATTGACCGGCTGCGGCTGCTGATTGCAGGCGCAGCAGAGCAGGACCACAGCAATCGAGAGCCACGCCCTCATGCCGCACTCACTTCCCGCACGCTTCGGAGAAACGCTACCCAAGTCGCCATCTCGATATAGTCCGGCGAGAGCCATGCGCAGCCACCCTGCGCCCAGTCGTCATTCCAAGAATTTGCCGTCCAGCAGTCGCGCCGCCCGTCGCTACGCAGCCGGTGCCCGATCACGCACATGGCGTGCAATAGCCCATCGGTCGAGCCAGTCGGCGGACCGATCACCGGCGGCTGAGTGTTTCGCTGAAACGCGCTGTCGACTGGCAACGCAACGATGCACGGCTGCCCGAGATGAATCGAGTCCGCGATGCGGTCCGCGATCTCTCTGCCAGTGGCGTAGATCGGAATCAGCTCGATCAGGCAACGCTGCGCCTGAAAATGCGCCACGTCGGACGGCTGCGCGTTGATGCCCCAGCCCGGATGCTTTGGTCCCCAGTCCTCGGCGAGACAGAATCCGTGCTTCTCGGCGGCGACGACCATGGCGCGCGGTGAGGTGCCCTCGTCGCGAACAGCCTTGATCAGAATGTTGCGGCGCCGTCTGCCGTAGTAGTAGCCGAACCACGCCGAGAGGTCCGGGTCGGGCAAATTGCGATGCGCACGCCAGGCGTGGACCGCTTGCCGCACGCCGAACGGAAGGCAGGCTTGGTAGCCGCCTTGCGCAGCTTTGCGCCACGGCGCCAGGATCTCTTCGTCCGGCAGCGACGACAGGCGCGCCAGCACTTCCTTGCGGCGGGCAGCACTCCGCGCGCGCCCGAGCAGGTCGGGACCTCGATCCGGGATAAATCCAGTCCCGTAGGTCACTTCCCGCCCTGCGCCCCAATCGCCTCCGAGCCGGCCTCCACGGCCTCCTGCTCGGCTTGCTGGACGCGGATGAGGCAGGTAGCACGCCAGATGGCGTAGGCCGCCTCGAACGAAATGCCTGCCTTCTCGGCGTCCACGGCGATGGCGTCCTTGTTCGCCTCGCCGGTCAGGTCGCAGAGGTCTTTCCTGACGTCGTTGAGGGACCGCAGGGCGGCGCATCCAGTCACGATGGCACACAGCGCCACGGCGTTGAGTAGCTTGCCCATCAGACCATCTCCTCGAGCCGTCGCCGTACACGCTCCGGCGGTCCACCCTCTCGCGGCTCACGCGGCGCCGGCCTCTCGTCCTCGCCGCCGCAGTCGATCGCGTCGGCAACTGGCGCCAGCGCGTCGTGCAGCTCTTTGCACTCTGCCAGCGTCAGCGGTCCGGCGAGCACGCGGTCTTCGTCTGCAACGTCCTCGCGATCGTCCACGAAACCGTCCCACGCGCAGAATGCTCGCGCGCGCTCGGACGGGCGCGTACCCGACCAGACGCGCGGATACGGCATGCCCGGGAGATCGCCGTGCTCGTCGCAGCAGTGGACCTCGACCGTCGCGTCACGAGGCGGCTCGCCGTCGTACGCCCAGAGCACGAGGCGCATGGCGAGATCGTCGAGCTCGGGACTTGGCGTGCGGCTGTCCCGCTGCGGTCCGGCTTTTGGGCGCGCATTGCAGATGGCTTGGACCGCGGGTTGCGCGGGTTGACCGCCGCCGGCTGGGACCGCGGGGCGTGATGGGCGTAGAGAGAAACGAGCTTGTCTGTAGGAGAATGACATCGTTACACCGCTGCTGCGTGCAGCTCGTCGTCGACTGCGGGTTCGGGTTTCGTTGCGCCGTTGGCGGGCGGCTCAGGCTCGACCTCTTTCGGGCGGGTCGTTGTCGCATTCACGATCGCGTCGATGAAAGAGAGGTACGTGAGCACCGCCAGACCGTTCATGTCCTCGGGCACCGATGCGCGCAACGCCTGGTAGGCGCCCTCGGTGAAATTGCGCCAAGTGCCGGGCTCCGCGTCCTCGGCAAGGATCGCGAGCTCGCGAATGCGCTCGAGGTCTTCCTTGGTTTTGCGAGGGATCTTCGGCAGTAAAACGTCGACGAAGAACGTCGAGAACGGCTGCGGCGGAAAGGGTCCTTGGCCGCGTACGATGCGAGTCACTTCCACCGGCTTCGGGATTTGAAGCCATCGGGAAACTGGTTTGCTCATTGCTTTCTCCTTAACTTTCATCCGCCGCCCGTGATCGTTAGCTCGGCGCCGATCATCAGAAACCCGCCCATGCTCATCTCGTCCGCGGTGGCAGTCGACGACGCCTCGAGTGTGTCGCCGTTCATGGCGAATGTCCAACCTGTTACGGCAAGAGATCCGAGCGAGCTGCCGATTTGGATCGAGGTGACCGTCCATCCCGGGGTCGGGTTCGTGAGTCGCTTGACGTGCACGAGGAAAATCTGGTCGAGATTGCCAGCGTCGTCGTTCGCGCTGATCGAGCCGTGGAAGAGCAGCGAGTACTGGATGGCCGCGGTGTTGAGAGCCACGGACGAGATTACAGTCGGACTCGTGCCGGCGTGCTTGACAGCGCCGAAGCTGCCCATCCCTGCGGGTCGGTCTTTCTTGTCCGCGTCAGCCATTAGACCGTCACCGTTACACCGTTGTCGTCGCGGTACTTGAGCACGCTGTCGAGATTGTACAGCAATAGAGCGTCATTCGTCGGATTGCTCGTCGGCTCCGTAATCACCTCGCCGATCGCCACAATCCCTTCGCCGTCGCCGGTCCCGGTAATGGTCACGTCTTTGACGAGGAACAAATTGTCCATGAACGACATGAAACGCACGTCGCCCGCGTGGCTGTCGATCGTGAATCCGCCCGGGGAGCCGGAGCCGGTGAACGTGCCGGGGCGCATGTTGATCGGGCCACCGTTGCGGTCCGTGCCCACGCCGTCGGCGGCGCGGAGGAACAATCCTTTGCCGTGGCCGTCGGTGGGGTTCTGGACGCGCAGCGTGGGCGTGGCCATGCCGGCGTCGAGGAACTCGAAGGCCGTCGTGGTTTGGCGTGTGTAGGTCGTTGTTGCGACTACAAAGTTGATCGCGGAACCGGGTCCAGCTGTGATGTTTACAGCGGCACCATCCGTCCCATCGCCAAGCGTGAGCCCGTTGCTGGCCCCAATTGTCCACGCAGTCACATCGGCTGAGTTAGCAGCATTCCTAGCCGTATCCGACGCCGTATTCGGGGCGCGCCACGTGCCACTCGCCGCCGGGTTCGTGCCGACGCTTACAACTCCCTGTGGGAAAAACACGACATTGCCACCTGCCGTAGTTGTTTCCAGGATCGTTGCGCTGCCCTTTCTGACGATCAAATTCCCGTGTTGTGTCCCACCGGTCCCAGTCCGCAAATCTAAAACGCCACCAATCCTATTCGTTGCAGATCCACTGGTGGAGTCTCCGGCGCGAATAATCAGACCCCCGCCTGTGATTGTGGTCCCGCCGCCAACAACATCCTGCGCCTGGAAGACGAACTGGTCACCAGTTGCGTCGGCGCCCCCGTCAGCTGCCTGGGAGATCCTCGGCGAGGCTGTAGTGCTTGCAAATCTCCATGACGCGACCGTTGTCTCCCATGCGGTACCTGTCAGCGTTACCGCGAGCGTCCCAATCACCCACGTCATATTGCCGCCGGCCATTGCTCGAGTAATGACCGATGCGACACCAGTGGTGCTGCCAGCAATCAGGTTATCGCTGGCGTCCAACGTCAACGCGCTCAGGCCAGTGCCTCCTGCGCCGTTGTTGAAGAAAATACCCGTGTTGTTGGTTAGCCGTAGTCCAGAACCAGTAGGCGCCGGACTCGTCCCAATCGCCACCGCCGCAACGTCGACGTCGAGCAGCGTCGCCGAGAGCGTCATCAGGTTCGAGTTATTCGCGAGCCACGAAAACGTCGCGCCGCTCGTCACCTCGAAATCCAGCGTGGTCGACGTGCTGATGATGCGAAAGTCGACCGAGTCCTGACGGCGGACGTCGATCTCGTCTGCGTAGTTGAGGTAGTTGCCCGCAGACATGCCGAGCTTGGTGGCGCCCAGCGTGTACTCAGGGCTGCCGTTGACCAGGAACGTGTGCTGGGCCCCGCTGCTGCAGCGATAGTTGACGCCGCCAATATCGGTGTCATCGCCTAGCGTAAGCGTGTTGGTGACGCCGCATGACAGCCAGTTGAAATCCTGTGTGTCCGCCTCGTTCCTGCTGACCAGCGTATAGGCACGCTGCACCCGGTCCGCGCCCGTTGCAGCGATCGAACCGCCCGGGTCGACGAAACTGCGCACCGTAGCGGTCGCGAGATTGTCGAAGTTGAACTGCGCCGTTGCCGCGATGCTACGCAGCGTCGTTTCGGTTGCTGTCGCGGCGAAGACGAGCTCGGTTTGGAGCTGGATCTCGGCGTTGACGGTCGTGAAATTGATCGGCAACTCGTAGTTGACGAGCGTGGCCGCGACGTCGATTCCGGTGGTGAGGCCGTCGGGGGTGCGTAGGGAGATGGAGTTGGAGTCGATGTTGACTCGGGAGGTGCCGCCGAAGAGGAGATCGGTGCTCGAGGCGTCGGCGAGGAGGACCGGGACGTCGGCTAGGCGGATGTCGAGGGGGCCGGCGCCTGACCAGTTGATGAAGTCCGTCGCAGCGAGATTGATTCCAGTGCTGAACGTAAGCCCGTTCGTGCCTACCACGTCACTGGGCGCATCCGTTGTGCATGACCAAAGTGTATCGTGATTCGCCGTGCCACGCGTCACACGAACAAGCGCGCCGGCTGCACCTGCGCCGGTCGGCAGCTGCGGCGCGCGCGTCCACGGTCCCGCGTGCACGACCATTGGACCGTTTTCGATCGGGTCGGTCTGTCCAGCGAGGAGTACGACCATGCCGTCGGTGTTGAACGCAACACCGTCGACTGTTTCCGCAAGCCCAGTAAGCGCGGCGATGTCGGTCGTGGCAACAGCACTCGCGAGCGTGAGCGACGCTTCCTCGGCTGAGAAATCCATCGAGTCGACGATGTCGACAAACAGCCCGCCGACGCGCAACGCAGTGTTGGCGCCGACGGCTACCTCGTCGCGGATCGTCTCCGCCTGGTCGAGTGCGTTTTCTCTAGTTACTACAGGCATTGTTTGCCCTATTCAAACGAGGCGTCAAAGCTGTCGTCGAACACGCCGCCCGTCGTGTAATCGATGAGCAGCACAATCCACTGTTGGGACGGCTTGAGTTTTTGAACGAGTCTCTCGAACTCGAGGCGCCGCGCATTCGGTACGGTCGCGAGATCGGGAAACGTCTCGCCGCCGATATAAATGAAGTACGGCCAGAAGTCGGGATCGTCAGGAACCGGTGGAGGCGCAGTCGGCGTCAGATTCAGGTTGACGATGTAGTTCGTGTTGTTGATCAGGAACCGATTGCATTGCGGCTGCGATTCGAACGCGCTGCATTGCGGCTGCGATGGGAACGCGCTGCACTGGTAGCTGCCGAGCAGAGGCGGCGTTGTGTATAGCCGTGGATCGCGCGCTACGTACGGCGGCGCCGGCAGCTCCCACCACTCGTGCACCCAGACGTTGAAGCCGGCTGCCTGTAGCTGTCCCTGGAAGTAGCTCGGCGATTGCCCGCCGGTCTCTTGAAACGCAGCAGCGATGTTGTCGCGCCGCGCTTGCTCGGTCGACGCGGTGAGGAGGCCGAACTCGTTTTCCCATGCGTCGAGCTCGCGTGTCGTCTCAGGGAAAAGGTCGAACCAGACGAGGTCAACGAAGTCGCGCGCGTCGCTAGCGGCGACGGTCAGGCCCTCGAAGAAGTCTCGGAGGGTCTTCTGGGTGGTGAGCTGCCAGGCTTCGGCGCGCGGCAGAAGGTGAGTTATTTGGCGGAAGTACGGCACGACGATGACGCTCGCGCCGGTGGCGCACTGGGCTAGGGTTGCGTGGCCGGGCTCGAGTGGCTACGTTTTGAGCTTTATGGCTCACAGATTATTCGCGTCCGTGGCGTGCGCGTGCCTGGCTTGCACGTCAGTAGAGGACACCGTCGCGGCTGAGGCCGTCGCCAGTTATGACCTGGCGAAAAAGTCCGGCGATAAAACCGAGCTCTGTGTTCGCGCCGGCCTCGCTGCCGCTGCGTTCAACCAGGCAAAGAATGAGGCGAAGTATCTCGAGTGGAAGAAAGTGGAGCAGGCTGACTGCGCGGCAGTGGGGATGCCGAAGTGAAGTCCACCATGGTACTAGTCGCCCTCGCGATTGCCTGCACCGGCGGTGGTGGCATGACCGATGACACGCGGACCGATGGGGCGCTTACCGTGCAGGTGCCGACCCCAGAGCCTGAGCCAGCTAATGCCGCATTGATGCTGCCCAAGGATGCTGCTGAACCAACTGCCGCTGTGCTCGATGGCACCGTCACAACGTTCGACGCTCCTCCCGCCCATACCGCCGATGTCACAGGTGGCCGCGGTCACAGCAGCGAAGCGGGTGCGGACGCTGCCACCGTCATTGACGGCGCCACGGATGCTTCACCGGATGCCGTTGCAGATGCGGTTGCAGATTCGCCTGCCGATGCCGACGCGCGTCCATGCGAGTGCTCTGAAGGCGCCTGCTGTGACGGGTGCTACTTCAGACCGTGGTATTACCCGTGCGTGCTCGCTTCGGATCCAAATAACGTGTACCCTGACGTTCCATTCATGGTTTACGCAGAATGGACAACTGGTGACAGCAGATGGTGCGAGTATAGAAACGTGTTCTGCTCTGGCACGTCTTCCGTTTGCGATTGCTCAAACAGAACATCGTCGGTCCTGAGAACCGCGATAACCAACATCGTGAACGAGTGCCCGTATGCTCCGTCTTTTGGGTGTCAGCGCGATACGCAGTAGGACTATTGCTGCTCAGAAACCATCCACCCACCGGCAGCGCTTACGAATGTCAGAACAGCGTGGCGCACGCCAGCCGTTGAGAGAGTGATCAGCGTGGTCGCGTCAGACGACCGCACGACAGTGATATCGTGCACACTGGTTTCCTTGCGTCGCGAAACGACTATTTCGTCGCCCTGCCCGGCTCCGTCATCATTGATCGTCCATTGCCTCGGCGCGCTCAGCAACGAGTCGACCGCGAAAAGAAACTTGTCGAATTCGTCGACTCCGAATGTGTGGTTGCCATTCGTTGCCACGCCGATACGTTTCCGGATGTGCCCGTCGTTCGTGAGCAGGATTACGCCGCTCATGAACGCGCCGCCTCCGATGATCGCGCCGTTGGCGACGACTATCCCTGCATTCGCTGTCAGCACGCCATCCACTTGCGCCGTGCTCTGCGCCACGATTGGCGCCGTGAATAGAACGTCGTCGTTGAACTCAGAGTCCCCGCTAGTGACGATGAACCCCTGAGAGAACGTAGGGAACCCGTCAATCGTGATGCTCGAGTTGAACGTGACCGCGCTGTCGAAGGTCACGAACCCGTTGAAGTCTGCCGAGCCGCTACCGCTGAGAACGAGCGGACCCGATACGGTCAGCCCGGCGCCGCCGATGGTGATCGCCGCGCTTGGGTTCCACGTACCGCCCGCTTTGCCGTAGATGAACAGTGTCTTCAGCGCGGTCAAGTATTGCGAGGTCGATACCGTGTCGGGCACGCCGCTTGGCGTGATGGCGGCGTCGTTCAGCAGGGCTTGCTGCATGCCGAACAGATCGTTGACCCAAAGCTCCTCTAGCGGTGTGCCGGTGCCGTCGTCGGGCACGAGCTGGTTACGCGCCTTGCCTTGCGGGTAGCCGGCGTCGCCCGAGATGGTTTGCCCCGGGTAGCTGTTTTTCGGGATGAGTGCCATGGATCAAATCTCGACGACTGTGCCGAGCTTTGCCTTCTCGCCGTTGACCAGCGTGTAGGCAGTGATTTCTAGCGCGTCCACAATGAGCAGGACGCGCGTGATTGTGCCGCCGGCTGCGCTCACGATTCCATCGACGATGCCGCCGATTGCGGCAACCGTGATGCGGTCGTCTCGCGGCAGCACCGAAAGACCAACGATGAACGGCTCGCGAGAGCGTAGGTATTCGTCCAGCCCGGTCTCAATGAGGTCAAGTACCGTCGCCGTGTCGTCCACGTCCAGCCCGTCGAGCTGCACGTCGAAAGCCTCACGGGTGATCGGCAGTACGTTGACCGCTGCGTTCACCGGGCGCCGCGTTGCGAGCCCGCTTACCTCGAGCTGAATCGCTTCCTCTACCGCTGTGATCTGCGCGCCCGTCGGGATACCGTCCGGACTACCCGAGCTCGCCTCTGTCGCCTCGACGTAGACATCCACCTGTCCCGGGTCGCCAGTGTACGGATAGGCGTGAATGATTCCAGCAACCGTCAGCGCCCAAGTCCGATAGTCCGCGTACGCACCACCCTGAGGGCGCGCGCGAATGCGGTCGATGATCTTCGGGCGGTATGACGTCTCGATGTCCTCGGCGTCTGCACCTTGCACGCTGACCGAAAGCACGACGGCTTCGCGTGCCACGTTCGGCAGTGGGTTCGCAAACTCGATGATGTCGCCAGGCTCGAGGTTTCCGATCGCGCCGGCGCCGCCGTTGTCGTCCGGGTCTGCCGAGGCGCGAACGGTGACTTGCTTCGTTGCAGCGTCCAGAGTGACGGCGGCAAGCGTCAGGTAGGTGACCTGCGTATCCGCGCGCACGAGCTGTGACTGCACCGGCAGCGTGCCCACCTGATTCGTTACAGTGATTTCGATCAGCAGCTCGGCGCGCACTGCATCGGTCGGGTCGCCCACGCCAACGCGGCGCCCGAGCTCGATGAGGGGGCGTACAACCTTGCCGTTGATCGTCGTCTCGTCCGCCGTCGCGTGCTCAGCGAACATTTGCAGGAAGATGAACCCGGCGTACTTGTACGAGAGGATAAAAACGCCCGCGAGCGCCTTCGCGAGTACGCGCGTGAACGCTTTCGGCAGAAGCGGGATCGTCTGCGAAAGCTCAGACTCGAGGCTCGCGATGATGTCGTCGGATATCTCCTGCGTCGCGGGAACAGCGAGACTCACGGCGTCACCGTCCCAGTCCAGGCAAGCTCGCGTTCAAAGACGAACGTGCGATCATCCGACGCAACGATCTCGACCTCGATATTGATTCGCTTCGGCGCCGGCATGGTGACCGCTGCCTCGACGCTCGCGGCAAGCCCGGTGTCCAGCATCCATTTCAGATCGGCTAGGACAGCGTCCTCGATACGCCTGAGGTTCGCCGGAATCGCCGGCAGCGATTGCACGAGGTGCTGCGTGCGGCTGCGGTAGTGGCGCGTTTCGTCGGGCTCGCTGAGGTTCCCCCAGAATTGCAAGTGCGCCGTGTCGTCGCCGCCGCTGTCGTCATCGTTGCCGCCGAACAAGCTGAGATAAAAACTCGCCTCGAAACCGTCCGACATGACGGCTTGCCCGTTGATGAACTGCACGTTGCCGCCATCGGCCGTGTGGAAAAGATTTACGTCCACGGTTCACGACGTTTTGAAGATGAGCCCGAAATCCGCCCACGCACTCGGTGACTTCGACGCGATCGCAATGCCGTATGCCGGACCGCCCGGACCGTCCGCAACGCCTGGCAGTCCGCCCGCGAGCTCGACTTCGAGCGCCGCACCGAGCCCGCCCGCTGGACCCGTGTAGCTCCAGAGCGTGAGTCCGCCGGCGGAGAGCTGCGCTTCGATGCTTGCGATGAGTCCGAGCAGGAAATCGATGCGTGCCTGGAGCAGGGAGATCCCTGCGGTCAGGTCCGTCTGAACGTTGACCAAGTTGTCGAGCGCCGCGCCGAGATCGACCGCCAGCCCGAGGTCCACGATCGCCGTGGGGTCCGGCAGGTTGACGCCGAGAGAGATTTGGATTTGCGCTTCGAGAGCCGCCTTCAGTCCTTCGAGCTCGGCACGCAGGCTCAGGACCGTGGACAGGATGCCGGCAACGCCTACATTCCAGCGCCCGCCTGTGAGGCTGCCGAGCGCCACGAGGCGCCCCGTGGTGGGGTTTTGCCCGATGTCCGCATCGGCGGAGGTGCCGGTTTCGAAACCCTCTGAGAACGTCTCCCACGAGGCGAATAGGCTGGTGGCGACGATGAGCGCCGAGACGTCCTCGGCAGGACCGATGCCGCCGAACCCGCCCGCGGTTGCGGCTCGAAGCTCTGTCCCGAATCCAGCGGCCCGGCCGGCGTAGGTCCAGCCGTAGAGCTCGCCCGTGTCGACGCCAGCGGCGAAGTCAGCGGCGATTGGCTGGACGATGGCGAGCTGGGCGTCGATGATGCCGAGGTCGGCGACGAGCGAGAGATTCGCGTCACCCGCAACGCTGACCCATGTCACCGGATCAAGCGCCGCAGTGAGTGACGCTACGCTGAGAGCTCCGGCGAATGCTGCGGCTTGCCCGACCAGGTTCGGCGGGAAGCTCGCGGTTATCGTGGCCTGCGCGACGAGTGCCGCTTGGAATTTGACGATGTCTGCGGTGAGCTTGGTTACCTCAGCGGTCAGCGCCACGGGACCGGCGGCGAGACCTACGTTGATCGAGGCTACCGGGAAAGTGCCTAGCTGCGCGATTGGCACGGGTCACGGTCCGGCCTTGACGGAAACTCGCCCGCTGATGCACTGCCCGGCCGCGATGTAACCGGTGAGCGTTTGCTGCGCCGGGTTCACCGCAGTCACTGGCGTTGGCCCCGCTGTGAGCAGCGGCACGATCACCGACACGAGGTCTCCCTCGCAAACGACCCGCTGCCCTGCTGCGCCGCCTAGCCGCACGTCCGGGCTGTCCACCGTGACGGCCCCGATCGACTTCACCTCGATCGGTCCGTCCGCCTCGATGACGATCGAGCCGTCGCCTTTCAGCCAGACCGAGGCGCGGACAACGCCTTGCGCGTCGCGTGAGTAAACACGGTGCTCACCCGGCGCAGCGACCCCTTCGTTTTCCGTGTCGTGGTACCCGGTCGTCTGCACGTTGCCACTGCCGACCGAATCCTCGAGCGCTGCCTTGTCACCGGGCAGCGGCACGCTATCCACGCCCGCGGGCGCGAAATGCTGCGCTGTCTTGACGTCCCC